AAAGAGTGTCATCATAGGATTGTTCTCCATTGACGAACACATGTTCACAGTACACAGACACAAACAACACCGTGCCATACTACACCACACAACCCAACCGAACAATGACCCACACGGCTCCGTAGTGGATTATGTGAAATTACAAAAATACTTGTATTCTAGAATATGTGTGTTATAATATAGACGTAAAGAAAAGAGGGTTTAACAAAATGAGTAACAAGAGATTTAAACAAGTACGCAATTATTTTTATTCAATAAAAGATGATTGTATAAAATTGATTTCTGATTGTGATAATGCGGATGATGTTAAACGTATCTTCCATGAGTATTACGTTGAATTATTTGGAGCTTATACAGTTGGTTTTATGTTAGCCGACTATGAACATGAAAGGTCTAAACTATTAAGTTTGTATAACGAGTGTTTTGGTTTAATGCGTTTTAAATGTCTGTTATATATGAATGTATTAAATGATGATTTGTTTTAGTAATAAGGTAGGTTGGTAATATGGATGAACTAGAAAGATTTAAACGTATAATTAGTAATGATACGGTTTCAACTTTGTTAGAAACATATGGGTTGTTATTTCATTATTTATATATTGGATATGGTAGACCATTTGATTCAAAGAAAATGGAATTAATAGAAATTGAAATTTTAAAGAGAATTGGAGGAAATAAATAATATGACTAAAGAAAAATATAAAGAAGTATTGGAAACACAATACAATGATGTGATAACAAAGATTCAAGGCTGGCACGAATTACCTAATGTATTACAAGCTTTAAGTGATTACACAAATATTTGTATCGCAATGTGTGAAAGGATTTATGATGATAAAGAAATAAATTATTCTGATTATATTTATTTGAATGCGCATATTAATAACAACCTTAGAGAAGTTTGTAGGATTATAAAGAAAGGATAACTTATGAGTAATTACACTAGCCTTAGTCGTCTGATTAATGAGTTAAATAGAACGCTTGGTATCACTAGTGATACTGAGCGTGAGAATCTAATCCAATCCTATTATAATCAAGGTTTGATTAGTTATAGGCAATATTATCTTTTACGATCTAGTATAATTAAACACGAATACATCCAAAACTATTTTATTCAAATTTATGGTGAGAATTGGTAGGTGATATTATGATAAAATCAAAAATGAAATATTATTTTATTTTTAATGGTTTAATTATTTTAGAATCTTATGACTATGAAACAATATTAAATATGTATAATAAGTATTATGGTAACACGCATGAATATAACATTTATACAGTTGTAAAATATGACGCCAAAGAATTATATAAATTAAAAGGGTGCTGAAAATAGCACTCTTTTAATTTAGTATTTACTGAGTATGTAACTCAATAATCTTTTTGTCTCCTGGTTGTTATAATAAACACAACCTTCTCTATATGATCTCACTAGTATATTCAAGCGCTGGTCTTTACGCCAAAGTTTAGCGATCATCATATTTTCGCGATTGTTAGCACCAATAGAATAACAATAACCATATTCCTTATTTATCTGTTGGTTGATATATACATATCCTGTGTCCATATCAATCCAAGCACCATAATAAACATCATCATAATATAGTGTACATAAATAATCACACACATTTGTTTTCTTCTTAATAAAATCATTTGTATCATAAACAAACTTACCAGCGTTATAATCTCCATACGTTGTACCCGATATCAATTTATGGAATTTCGATTTTTCTTTGTTTCCTTTTTTATAATCGCTATGACAAATTTGTATTATAATTTGTTCGACAGAATCATTATCTTTAAATGTATTAAACTCTTTTTCGGGGTTTGGTGTAATACCAAAATAGCTAAAATATGGGTTAACAATGCTCACATTGTTAGCCAATAAATACACATGACCTTCTCTTTGTCGAAAGATAGAGTCGATAATATTTAATAGAATTTCAACTTCATTAGGAATATATGCGTTGAATCCAGCTTTTTCGGGTATAAACTCATCAACAATAATTGTATCCACATCTACATAACTTGTTGATTTTAAACTAGCAAAAGATGTTAAGGATGTTGCATAACCCATTTCACAGCCATTAATATAAAAGGTGGTAAAATTGCTACCACCCGTTATTTTAAATTCATCATCTTTAAAATTTTCAAACTGATCGTTTAAAAATGTTTTGATTTTTTTTAGGTCCGTTTTGTATCTTCTAAGATAAAGAAATTGTTTTCCTTTTTTCTTATAACGACTTATACAGTCTTTTTTAAATCCGTAAGTCTTACCAATTCCACGACCGCCAATGATAAAATTTAAAAATTTATTGTATGATTTTATATTTGTCGGATTATACCAATCTATTGTTTGTGTCATTTGAATACTCCGTATGGTGTTGTGTTATAACCTTTTGTGTTAAGCTCACCGCAAGCCATCCAGCGCCGAGAGTTATCTGAACCAATCCAACTAATCCAACAATATCCCTCACGCTTAACATAACCGTCATAGTTAACATGCATACCTTGTTTATAATATAAACCTGTGTCAACACCTTTTAAGCTTGGGGATTTTCTGATTTTGATTGTACAATTTGGGTAGAATGTTGATTTTTCTCTGATAAAATCACTAGGGATATAATTTAAAATATTTTCTGTAGTTTCATTTAATATCATATTTTTAGGAATAAATACAGTAGAATACATAGCTGTATAAGGAAGTGTAATAATATTAAAACCTTCATTATTTCCGTGTTGGTTTGTGCCTAAGAATCTACCATATGATCCGTTTACGTCACTGTCGAAAATTGCAATATGACTATTAGGTGTGATACCTGGTACGACTTTGAAAACAACGATTGCTCCTGGTTGTAATTGTGTTGTTTCAACGCAATGTGTTAACATTCCATTTGTTTTTCTATTCTCCCAAATATCTTTTACATAACCACTAGTTGTACAATTTGCGCCATTAAATCCATTGTATTGACAATAGTCCATATAGCCATCCCAGCATTCACAACCATAATATCCATCTTTATCAACTCTTTTACCCATCATTTTCTGACGATAATTATAATATTTATTTGTATCAATGTTCATTTTCTTTACCTCCTAAAAAATATTGAAAAATAATCCGTATTCTTGTAATTCCGCGTACAATTCACTTTCAATTGTAATAACTGCACGCCTTGAACCTTGTAAAACCTCCGCCAATGTTTGAATACCGATATTACCTTTACGTGTAAAACTATATTCTTCATGTCCTGTCGTATCATTTGCGGTTTTTGGTTTGGTAATTGTTTTAGCGATATTATTAACATAGTCGTTTGTTTCAATGTCAACACGTCCTTCCGGAGTTACAGATTGTAAAGCGATACTCGTATCTTCTCCGCTCGCTTGTGTGTTACCTTGACTATCACGCGTATAAGTTTCTGTATAGTTTGTGTTTGCGGTAGGATCGTCCTGGTCTTGAAAAGGAATAGTTTTAAATAACGTATAATACCGGTCCATATTTATTTCAAACCAATGTTGAAGCTCAAACTTCCAATATGCATAGGTTTCTTGCCCAATTTCATCAAACCAAAAATGCTTTAAAATTCCTGTTTCTAACGCCTTACGTTTTTCAAGATCATTATAAAATTTATAATTAAAATCAAAAATCTTTTTTCTAGCGATCTCTAGCACTTCCGCGTCATTTAATTCATATTGAGCGTCAATTAATTCTGTAAATGCTAAATTGTGACATACACCACAAATTGTTTCTGTATTTTCAGCTAGCACCGGGCTTTGTAAAGTCAATAAATAGTTTGGTATTTTTAATTTATTCATCATTGTTATCACCTTCTTTAGCATCAAAATTTTTATTAATATTAAAATCTTTAATACTTGTATTCGAATCTAACTCAATTAGTTTCATGATTTCCTCGTAATTTTCGTAAGGTGCAAATTCAACACTCGCATTTAATCCAAATTTTTTATTTAATTCATCAATCGCCTTTTTACGCTCACTCAACCAAATATTTCGAGACGCGATAACCTGTTGGTTGTTTGCGTTGACCTCATCCGAAACTAACCTTTCTTTTTTATCCATGTTGGCATTTTCAATACCTAAGAATGTCATACACTCCCTTAAAATCGCTTGTTTCATGCCGTGCAGCTCATCCGCAATAAAAGGTGCGTTTGTTTGTAATACGTTGATATCTTCCGTTCTAAAACCTTTTGAAGTAAAAATTGTCTGAACCCCCTGCAAGATTTTCTTCATAAAAACTTTGAATTGCTGTAACATTCTTCTATCACCTGTGATAATGTACGGCGTCCATTGCATAGTTAAATTTTGGTCCATAGTTCGACTTGTTAAAGCTAATTTTTTAGCATAAAAATTTAAGTATGGGAATAATCCAATGTATAAAGGACTGTTTTTCATAACTATACATTCGTTGTTCGTTAAAGTCTTTTTAACAAGTGGACTTGTTGATACCGTATGGTATTCTGTTGGTAGTGTATAGTGGTTTAACCGACCGCCTAATGTGATTTCACTGCAAATTAAGCCTAACCTTTCATCATTATAAAAACCAATGTAACCACGCGTTTGTAAAATATATTCTAAATAGAATGTGTTGATAGATTCCGGTAAACCTTTATACTTAAACATATTTAAACTTAACATTTGCAAATACGTGTAATAAATAAAATCCGCTTCATTGTTGTTCATTGTTGCAATGTCTACCGCGTTTCTACAATAATCTGTAAAGCTACTAGTATCATTTAATATATCCATCTTAATCATCTCCTTTATTTATATATTAGAATAAAAAAGGTTGAACCGTCAACCTTTTCTAATGCACTTTCTTTTCTTTATAGTTTCCGTATTTATCAACCATATCCGCCGTATAACGTTCACCATTATTATAGTCATAATTTCCTACATCCTTTGTATGCCACAGTGTAATACCATTATCGAATGCACGTTTGATTTTTTCCAAGTCGCTCGGGTCGATATTTTCACCCTTAATGTTACATTTTACAGTCTGTATATAGTTCCAATTTTGGCGTGTGTGTAAATTTGGATAGTCAATTGTATTTGTTGCATATCCTCGCATATTCCATATTTTATTAATTTTATTCTGGTATTCTTGTGTAGGTTTATATGCGTATAAAACTAATGTGTTTAGGTCTAATGCTGTTTGTCTTAACATATCATTTGAACCGGTCACAACACTATCTGCGGTAGCTTGTGCGTCATGAATTCGAGCATTATAACTGTCCATAGCGTTTTGGATATTGGTTTGGTTTTGATAGCGTGTTGTTAACTCTCTTAATTGATTACTGATTGCGGTTGATTGAGTACTAGCACTCGCTTGTGCATTTGCGTTTGCAAGTGCATTTGCGTTTTGTAAATTTGTTTGTTTTGTATTGATTTGATTTTGCATTGCGGTTTGTGTCATACCTAAACCAGCTCCGACTAGACTACCTACCGCACCACCAATATTACCGGTTAAAGCGCTGGCAATGCCACCGCTCAAGCCACCTATTGCACTAAAACTAGCGTTTATCATGTTTGATTTGTTTTGAAGATCGTTTAAATTACTAGCTAGATTTGTGTTTCTAGCTGCTACACTTAAGTTTAAATTATTCTGTAATGAAGTTTGAGCGCTTAACGCATTACCGGTTGCACTTGCGATTGCGGAATTGGTTTCATTTGATCTTCGAATGTTTGACAGACCAACATTCATGGAGTTTCTAGAGGATTGCATTATAAGCGCAGTTTGGTCGCTTATAATTGGGAGGCTACATTCATATTGTGACTCAAAAGAGTTATCAATGTTCATAATTACATCATTTTTTATTTTGGTGTTTTTCTTTAATTTGTAATTGATTGGTACAACATTTAATTTTGAGGTGCTAGGACTTCCAATGAACGCAAATTGAATTGCGCTAAAATCGTCCCATAACTCATTTTTAAAAATTTTATTCGTACCGTTGTTATCACTTATTAATAGATAGGAATAAGGATACCATAATATTTTAGTATTTTTAATAACTTCCGGATAAAAACGAAGTGGAGCATTCATAATATCCGTTTTAACGAATTGACTAGTATCATTATCGTTCATTTTACTAAACCCAAATGCACCATATTTTAACATAGTATAGCTACCTTCACCAGCGATAGTAAAATTTTCTTTAACTATTCTTAACTCATTATTTACAAAAACGAGTCCAGGAATATAGTTAGCTATAACAATAGAAACGCATTTACCGACTAATTTTTCATCTTTACGAATCGCGTCTAAAATTGTGCTTATATTGCTTATTGATAAATCTTGACCACTCGTATTTTTTAGTTTTGTGATTCCTAAACCTGTAATCCTAGAATATGGTAATATATAATAATTAATTTGGCTAGGTGCACCTAAAGTTCCGGACGTGTATGTGTCACTACCATCCATTCTACAAGTCATTCCAACGATCGCAAAACTAACGTAACTCATAGGGTTTAGGCTCATCACATCCTCAGCTATAAGGTCCGTACCGATTTCCAAATTCTCCGGCTGTGTATTGATACATGGTTTACGTTTATCATTTGAATTCTCTTTATAATATTGTGGTCTATGTTCATAGGCAATATATGATTCCATAAAATTATTTTCAATCTCAAAACGCCATGTTTGAATTACATCTGTTTCAAAACTAATACTAGTCGCATTATCGCTTAAATATCCTAAACTTGTGATAAAACAGTAAATCCATTTTGATTTGCTGCCTGTATCATCATTCCTATAGATCATATAATTGTATAAGCGTAGATCATCGTATATACCTGGTACAACTACAGTTCCATCTTTTCTTTGATAGGTGTAATTCTCAAAAACAACATGACCATAATTATTTATAAAAAAATTAAATTGTTCTTCTGTGTTATTAAATGCACCCCAAAACGTGTTATTCATTGCGTCAATTTCTAACCCTTTTAAAAGATATATCTTTGATTGTGGTGTAAATTGACTATTTACAACTCCTATACTCATCTTAATCATCTCCTTATAAATTTATATTATTAAAAAATAGTTGAAAGTTCAACTATTTTATTTATCTTTGATATAATCATAAATTTCCCTAGCCTTCGTGCCACGCGTTGGTTGGTTTGGGTCTGCTGGTCTTTCATAATTCGCCAAGAATTCAATCGCTAGTGTATAAGGGTCGGCGGTCGATTTTGAAAAACTTTCGAAACTTTCGGGATAGGCTGGTGTTGCTATCCATTGCGCACCATTTTCCATCTCCCAATGAATTCTTTCACATTCTCCAACACCAAATTTTGAAACATCCGGGTAATATCCTTTTTCTTTTAGCCAATCAATAATTTTTGTCCAAGGTGTCCACTGTACCAAACCATAACCACGACTAGCTACAGGTTGTGCAAATGGTATATCACTCTCCCACCGGTTTGGGTTAACAGTTGATTCAAAATAGGCATTACCTAACATACCAGCAACCGAGTTTGCTGTCCAACCATTTGCTTTAAAGAACTCCCAAAAAGCAACCCAATTTTGTTTAGATTCATCTTCTGTCAACGCTCGAGTGTTATTAATATCACCTGGTATAATCCACTTGGCTGTTGGTGTTGGCGGTTCGGGTGGTATTTCTTCTTTCGTTTTATAAAATCCTAAATCAATCCCTAAACCATCTAAAATAAAATAATGTTTAATATATTTGTAACTTGGTTCGGGTGGTGTTGGTGGATCTCCACCTTCGAATGTTTTCCACTGTTGACCATACCCGTTAACTATATTTGTATCATTTACATAAAATACTTCCGTTGGTAACACTGAGCCACTTAACGCATAACATTGATTTCCATACCTGCATGTAACACCATAATAAACTAATCCGGCATTCTGTGTAAATGTTTGATCAATATGACAATGATCTCCGGTAGCATATCCGGCTTCACCTGTATGATAAATTAAATCACCTTGCGCATATCGTGTTGCGGTTGGTGGATTCGAGTCATGTGTAAAGCTAACTGTAACATATGTTAACCCGTTAGGAGTCCAAACGGGATTATCCGAACTATAGGCGCGTGTATTGCCTACATTATCACTATACGATAAATGGCAAGAAAAAGGAGCGTATACAGGTACTCTAGTTTGTCCACTTATTGCATTATCAAATGGATGTCCACAACAATGACTAAGATCGCTTGGACCTGACCATTGTGTGATATTCATTGTTTCCATTGGAAAAAGACAAACCTCACTGCCATTATATGTTAACTTTTGTCCGGCTTTCATAAATTCAACTCCTCCTCTAATATTGTTAACTCCTGTAGTTTTTGTTTACATATATTATATCGCTCATAATCCACATCTTTTAAGATGTGCATGCATTGCATATAAAATTCAATATAAAAATAAACGCTTAAACCTTCCGGTAAACTATATGGAATATCTCCCGGTTTTTTCATTTTATAAATACTTGATAATTCACATTTATTATTCATTATATTAACCTCTAATTTTAAAAAAGCTAGATTTTAAATCTAGCTATAATTTAATGCCGTATAAACTACCTACCACATCACTAGCGGTGCAACGTGCAAGTATCTTATCTGTGCCCGTTTTTAATAACGAAACTGAATATTTACGAGCACTTCCTTCGGTTGTACTATCAGCAGAAATATAATCAACTGACATAAATCCTATACCTTTATAATTTGACTCAACAGGTAAATCATCAAACAAGCTAATTGGGTATATACAATTTCCAAGTATTTTATTTTTACCATAATCACTGTCAGTGAAATAAAGGTTTAAAACCAATATATCATATTTATTTTTAATCTCATTAACGTCCATAAAGTTATTATCAACAGGTGATGAATCTCCGTTTGTGTTATATGGTGTTAAATTAGAAATTAATTCAATTTTAATATCGTTTTTCTCTAAAAGCTCATGTGTAACATTATTCGATTTTAAAATATACATTTAAATACCTCCTTCACTTGCTACTGATGTAGCACCTTTTTTGATTTTTATAATATCCTCTTTAACACTTGCAATATCTTCTTTAATATTATTGATCTGTGTTAAATTATTTTGAATACTTGATTGCATTGTAGTACACAATTCTTTTAAACTAGTAATTTCATTATTAATTGTTGACAATTGATTATTAATATTTAATATTTGAGCTGCTTGTGTTTTTTGTTCATTGTCCAATTTCTCTAGAGTAGTATTATATTTATCTTGTAATTGATTGATTGCAATCGCAATACGTTCATCAACTAAACCAGGTAATTGATCTTTTACATATTGCATTGTGTTTTCTAAATTTTCCGCAATATTTTCATTCCATTGAATAACAACATCATTTACAGCTTGCACGGTCCATTCAATATAACCTTGTAATTGATTGATACATTGGTATATGTTCATACCTGTATTGAATGCACTAACATATTGCTGTGCTAAATTTATACCGCTTAACTTTAAGCCGTTATATTTAGGTAAAATATTTTGTATTTTATCCTCACCAATTACACCCATGTTATTCACCTCCTTCTTTATAGCCAATTAGTGTTTTTAGTTTATCCGGTAGAATATCACTATTGATTTTAGAAATGTTTTCTATAATACTCACAACTTCTGTAATGATCGCATAAGTACAAATTACCGGTACTAAATCAACTCCAAAAGGTAAAATTAAATAACTTTCTGCGTAATTAATAGCAACACCTAATGTGTAACAAAAGATAAAACCAACCTTTTTAAAAAGTCCATCTCTTAACTTATTTGATTTTATTTGTTCGCCTTCTCTTAATGCACCAACGATACCTGTAACCAAATCCAAGCCATTAAAAACCAATGCTACTAGAATAATTTTCATATTAACCACCTCTTTCATTTTCTATAATACTAATAAATAGTTGAATATTCAACTATTTTTAAACAAAAGAAAAAGAGCTAACTTAATAACTCTTTTTATTTCAACAATCACAGTTCTGTAATCCTATATAGAAAGGAGGATGACATGTCATACTCATGTCACCGATATCATAACATAACTATACGGTATATACAACCTTAATATGACATGTGACATTAGAATTTGTATCTTTAATAGTTACATTTGCTAACCCTTCACTAGTAATTGCTGGTAATCCTTTAATGGTTACATGTCTTAAATCATTACTTAATTTAGTGCTAACCATAGTAGATCCGTCTGATTCTACCGTTAATTTAATAGGTGCATTTAAACCATTAGTCTGTACTGTAAATGGTACTGTTACACTACCATCTTTTTTAACCTGTACAACTTGAGGATTAGAATAAATTGCTGTAACTTTTTCCTCACCAGCTCCGGATACGAACGCAATCGCATTTGCAAAGCGACTTGTTGCAATACCTTCCCAATGATGTAAAAAATAATTCCAATATAACCCCTTAGCATTATATGCAACACCAACAGAATATTTCTGGTCAAATACTCGATAAACTTCACTGTCAACAACTAACGCTTCGATTGTTCCTTGTGTTGTACTTGGTAATGTTGGTAAAACTAACACGTGCGCTTTAAACTCAGCAAACTCTAACTGAAATGTCTGCGCTAACCATTCAATGTTTAAATAACTATTTGATTTTCCGTTTAAAATAACGTAAATATCTTCATAGTCATTTTGTTTTGTAACAGCCATAGCGTTATATTGATTTGTAGGCTCAGTTAAGTAAGATACATATTCTGTAATTTTACGCGCTAATTCTTTAGCAGTTTCAGTATCTGTTACCTTACTTGTATTAACGATTTTCATTAATCCATTTTCATAATGTGCGACTAAAGCAGATTTCATATAATTGTAATCGTCTTTATTGTCTCCATTGTACATAGAATCAACGATTCTAGCGATCAAACTATTTACTCCATCCCATGACACAAAATATTTACGCATATCATCATCCGTGATAGTTGCTGGATAATATGACTTACGATTGACTACATAGAATGCCTTTTTAATATCCGGTAATTCGCGTTTAAATAATGTGTTTTCCGCGTCGGCTTGATCATATGCATGCTCCTTAGCACACTCAACAAAATATTCTTCCATCGTGTAGCCTAATGACATGTTAGCCATTTTAAATGGAGCTAACTTATTACGTAAAATATTTCTATGTGCAATAACTCTACCAATTCGAGTTGCTAAATTCATGAACTCAACACCTAATGTATCAGGATATTCTAATAAACCATTCATAAATTCAAGTGAACTAATTTCGTTTGGGTCACCAATTGTAGCCCTAAAATTACTTGAACTTGCACGATACATTGCATTCGCAACTTCTTGACCATTTGGAGAGTGGTCCATACCTAAATCATCTTGTAATGCATTACTTACATCTTTTCCTGTTGTTTTTGGCATTATTAATCACCTCTTTCAATTTTTAAATACCTAATTTTCTTAAATCCATTGGCTCTTCATGTTTCGGTTTTCCATCACCGGACTTTTCAACACCAATTTGCATAAATAACTTTGAGTTTGCTTCCGTTAACGAAGTATTCTTTTCCGTCAATTTTGTGTTTTCAGCTTTTAGATCATCTAACTCTTTATAAGTTTTTTCAACTTCCGCGCGCATGTCATTTAACATAGTCGAACGTTCCGCTTGATCTTCAACCGTTAACACTTCCGTAAACTTTTCTCTCAACTCATCACGTTCCATATTTTACACATCCCTTCTATTTATAAATATATGATATTAATAATGTAAAGTCAATATAAAATAAAACCCTCTTTTACGAGGGTTTTATTTTATATAGGTTGTAAAGTTTAAAGTGTTACCAGCTAGATTACTAATCCTAATTATGTTACCGGCATGTTTCGCCACGAGTAATTCCGGTATCCATGTCTGATTTCCGTTCTTTATTCCTTACGTAATAATAATAACATGTTATTTTATTTTTTCAAATCTTCTTTAATTTTATCTTTAACGTATTTACTAAATTTTTTGGATTTCAATAAGCACTCAATATAATCAATTATTTCAACCTCCTCTTTGTTAACACAAACACAATACTTATTAACATGTTCTCGATACCATTTATTTCGATTTTCTTTTGACTTCTCACTCATCATTATTATCACCTTCTTTTTCTTTTTCTTTAGACCATGCTAATGGTTTTCCTAATATATATGTGTGCACAAATTCGCTTGATTCATGGTTTACAATGCTCCAGCCATTATTTAAATATTCATTTAACGCGTCTATGTCTTTTCTGTATGCGGTATAATCATAGTCTTTTATACTCCTTACAATCACAACTTTATTTTTAAGCGGAGGACTTCCAAACATGATCTCGTTAAATTCTTTTAAAGTCTTATCGCATTTTTTAAATACCGCGTCACCACGATGATAAACTTCATGACTTAAACTATCAATATCTTTTCGTAAGGTTTTATTTTCATTGCGTAAATTGGTGTAACTATAATCAATAATTAAACCAACGAAAACAACAACAATTGTATTTAATAACAAATTCATAATATCACTCCTTTATAATCCAAACAAATATCAATATCATTCCTATTGCGTATACAGTAAATAAAAATGTTACACTTAAACAACATAATGTCATAATTAAATATTTTATTATGACACTTAAAACACTTATCACCTTATCAACCTCCTTACCTACTTTTAATCGAGAACTGTCTATCAACTAAGACGATACCACCAGGGACATGTGTTTTTTTCAAACAGTCATTTATAACATTGCCTACCCTAAAATTATCATATGTTACATTTTGTTTTGCGTTTTCCGTCATTCCAGCACACTTTACATTCAAGTAATAACAGACCCCACCACGAATATAATAAAGATTATCCCTACAATCATTCTCATCAATATATTCTTGTTGGTGCTCTACATATTCCTTATAACTGATTTCAATTTCTTCAACATAAGATTTCGCACCAATAAAATACGATCTGTTAAAAATAGATTCTAGACCCCAATAACCTAGCTCCTTATCATCAATAATATCTTTTATGGCGTCCGGTACTTGTGTACCCACTAAATGGATTGAATCCGTATCAATATAAGCAACTCTATGAATACCTACTTTTTGTGCGGTACTTATTGTATATTTACGTGCATAGGCTGTAACGAACTCTCCATAAGGTAAATAAATAGGATCGCGAAATTGTTCGTCAATAACCTCTTTCACTTCTCCATCTTCAAACGTTGTATACATAGGATCGTGTAATCTTAACACTCCATCGTCTTTATCAATAAATGGGATTTTAGGTGTAACGTTTGGATTGGTTGCAAACTTACCATAGACAGAATTTAATTGTCTTTTTGCAATAAAACGTTGTGCTCCTTTCGAATTCTTTTTAACTTCCATCTGCTCATCAATAAACTGTTTTGCAATGCCTACACACCCTCTAAATTTATAACCATTAATAAACTCTACATCATAAATATCATATTGTTCATTAAATAATTCCCAATCCACACTCGTTACAGTCATTCTTACGATATCCCCGTTTGAACTGTCTACATATTTTTTACTACCAAAAAATCGACTAAACTTATCTAATGATATACATGGAATATGATCATTTTTTATGTCAAAAGCGAAACTTATAACACCAACCCATAGAGGATATTCATCATCCTGTTGATATTCACCTTCAAAATAAACGGGAGTCTCATAAGGTAATAATTCATAATACATACGAGATGGAAAAAGAGAGTTGACATCAAAAACTATGCCTAGTTCTATCTCTTTTTCTTTTAATTTAGGGTTTGCCCATACAAACCCACCAGCATATGCGGGTCTTAAATCTCGGTCAACAATCATATCTAAAGGTGGAAATATTTTTTCAAATGACATAGGTAAAGTTTTCTTAAATGCGTCAAAACTACAGCTTGTAGCTGTCATTTTGTTAAATCCTAGTTTAAAACATTCGCTTAATGCCATAGCTTCAATATCAATATCGTTAAACAAATAATCTATTTCATGTGGTGTTAACTCATGTCCTTTTTCTCTCTTAGTGGTATAATCTAGCTTTAATTTGCGTATTGGTAAATTAAAATCATGCGCGATTTTTTTAATGCTGAAAGGTATCAACTTAAAACTATCCCATATGGTTGTTTTTGTAGAGCGATAAATCGAGTATTTCCACCAAATTTCAATAGAATACCATAAGCCTGTATTTGATATAATCGTTTTAAAACAATTCGTTTTAGGCTTTTCAGAATATTCAAATCCATTATTTAATAGCCAGCTAACTATAAATTCACCGTCAAAAGCAAGGTTATGAAAATATAATTTTCGTGTTTTCTGTTTACACCAGTCAATGAAACCGTCAATATTATTCCCATATTCTTTTATACTTGAATCACTGACAAAGCTTGCACCCCAAGCCCAAACGCGACAATCTAAAGGATCTGTAGTTGTCTCAAAATCGCATGCCCAAACTTCTTTCGGACTTTTATTTTTTGACATACTACAACCCCCTTTATGCTACTACTTATATTTAACCATACCGTCTTTAACATAGGCACGTCCGGTAAACACAGCTAAACTATCTCGAACATCACTTAAATCTCCTCTGATAGCTTTACTTAACTGCTCATTAACAAATTTTTGATTTTCTGTGTACTCGCGACTTAAATCCAAATATTTAAATGTATCAATCGCTTTTCGTTCTTGATACAACCATTTCAATAATTCTGTATCTGATAATGATCTCATATCTTTTAAAATTTGTTGACCTTCTTCCTCTGTTATATTATGACCTCTTATTTGTTTATCAATAGCAGTTTTATAATTTTCTCTAAATGTAGTTATTTTTTTATTTTTCGTCTTAGTATTTTCCTTTAAACTTACAATCCGATTATCTAATTGTTTAGGATAACGATATGTTTGAATATTTACATGATGGACAGGCTCGAAAAAACCACCTCTATCATCTTTTAATACTGATAAAGCCTGTATAACAGAAACACCCGTTGAAATACCGCCTTTTGTTTCCTTTAATTTATTTAAACCTACAGCACGTATCAATTTCTTTTTCTGTTTATTCTGTTTATCTATTAATTTATTCGCTTTTTCGATATCGTTACGATTAAAAACAACATTGTATTGATTTTGAATATAACGATTTTCTTTGTTGAATTTTTCAATTGATTTTAAATATTTATTGAACTCTTTACGATCATTAAAATCTTTTATTGTACGAATGTCATTAAATACAACATCTTGTCCCAAATTTTGCGCTCTTGTAGCAGTGCGTTTAGCACTTGCTATTGCGTTTCTTAATCGCTTAACGTCTTTCGTATTTTTTCTCATTTTAGCCAATTTAAACACCCCCTTTTAAGTCAAAAAATAAAAGGGTGTTTGGCTAACACCCTTATTTAATAGGCTATTTAACAGCCATAGACAAATATTTATTTGAGCTTGAGTTCGATTTCTTCTGGATGATTGTGACACAAACCGGCTCTTTCGTCCAATCATAATTAAACACTTGCTTTAATTGTTTTAAGGATTGCAAGAAAGGCTTACTATTTGTGGCGTATGCCTTACCATCTTTATCAATTACAGTGATTAATTTCGAACAAATAATTTCTCCGGTTTGTTCATTCTCTTTTTCAACATCCTGTACAATGTAACCTGTTAACCATAAATCTTTACCAACTTGATCACTTAAACCTTCCGCATTATTTACCGCGTTGAATAAATTAACGCGTTGCTCGTGAGTCATATCCTCAGTAACTACTAAACCATTGTTTTCCACTGCTACTACTTCATTTTTTAAATTTTCCATTTTAATTTTCTCCTTTTAATTTTAATGTGCTTTTCTAATTAAATTATTTTCAGTTGTTTAATTTTTGGATTAAGCATAACACCATTTTACAACCTATACGCTTTTTTAGAGAAGTCATAACACTTATTATTTTACATTTCGCACCTCCAACAGTTCATCAATTTGCATATTTATTAAAACAAACCACATAATCAACATCACAATTAACATTATGATTAGAATTATGTATCTGTTTGATACTTTATAATACTTAAAGTTTCCTTTACAGTGTTGATATATTTGGTATACAGATAATAACACCCAAATTATGAAACTTGCAAGGATTAAATTACTAATACCCATAATTAATACCACTCGTCATAGAGATAACCGCGCTTAGCGTTCTCCTCTTTCATTTGTTCAAGTGAAACCACGCCTTGTAATACATTTCGTTTAAATACAGATAATGTATTAAACTTAAATGAATAACTTGCCATCAGGCTTTTAGAACCTAATTTATAAATATCCATACGAATTAAATGTGTACGTTGGTATACAAGATGAAAACCAAGCTTATAATTACATAAATAAGTTTCTATGATATCAGCAATAGAATTAACGTTATCCATTGTTAGTTCGCTTGGGTAGTGGCCGTGTTTATAAATTCTAGACATGATTAATACCTCACAGTAACTCAGATAAATAAATATATTCATCATGTTCACGCAAAGAAATATACATAAACATATGTTGTAAACGTCCATAAGTTTGTTTCTTAGTTCCAGCACATACAACAAAATTGTTCATATTGCTACACCAAAAATACACAGCCATACCATTTTCAATAATATCAACTTTATTAATCTTTTGGACTCTTCCGCTAGATTTTGATTTAAAATTTGCACTATTAAATTTTTCTTTTACAATATCTGCCTCATATAACAAATCTTTCTTAGTGATATTTCTATTAGTTACGAATAACATTTTCTTTTCCCTCTTTTCTTTACGTCTATATTATAACACACATATTCTAGAATACAAGTATTTTTGTAATTTCACATAATCCACTACGGAGCCGTGTGGGTCATTGTTCGGTTGGGTTGTGTGGTGTAGTATGGCACGGTGTTGTTTGTGTCTGTGTACTGTGAACATGTGTTCGTCAATGGAGAACAATCCTATGATGACACTCTTT